CCCATTCTTTACAACCATTATCGATGTCCATTGTATGGATTCGAACCCCACCCACAATTGTGGTCTAATGTAGCTCACCAATTTAGAACCTACCCCGAAGTAAAAATTCTCCAGTATGCCATTGGTCTCAGTAATGACACCGTAGAGTTTCATCTCTCTCCGGATACTGGATGCAGCTCCCTCTACGAATTCACCGACAATATCACCGAACTATGGAACGCAGAACTCGAAAAGAATGCTCCATGGGAAGGTAAACGAAAATTTGAAATGACTAATCGTGTTACTGTTAAATCAATTCGTATGGACACGTTCTTAGACATGATCAAGTTTGATGGTGTTGTCGACTTTATGCACTGTGATGCACAAGGTAATGATCTAAACGTTCTCAAAAGTTTTGGGAATAAACTCCATATGTTGAAAGCTGGAGTGATCGAGACTACACGTAAAAATAGTGTAAACCTATATAAGAATAACGAAAATTTTACTGAGGACGCCGTAGAGTTCCTTGAGTCTAACGGTTTCTATATCAAAGACATCACACTCAATGATCGTGCGAACTCAGAAGATAATATCTTATTTGAGAAAAAATAATGGAAGATGAATACGAATACGATTTATACTGCGAAGTATGTGAATCTGATCTAACCCTAATCGTAAAAGACGGATCTTCGGAACCACCCGAATACTGTCCTATGTGCGGAACTCCGATGGCTAATGGAGAGTGGGGTTGATGTGGCATTACGAAGACAAGCCATTTGAACCTACCGAAGAATTTCTTAAACAGTATCATGGATTCGTCTATGAGGTCACTGAGCTGGACACCGGTAAAAAATATATCGGAAAGAAAGGGTTCTGGTCTACTCGCAGACTTCCCCCACTCAAGGGCAAAACTCGTAAACGTCTCACAATCAAAGAGTCAGACTGGAAAGACTACTATGGGTCGTCAGAAGAAGTTAAACGCCTTGTAGAGGACGGTGGCGCCTTCAGGCGGGACATTCTGCGTCTATGTAAGACAAAGGGAGAGTGTTCGTACTACGAGGCGAAGGCACAGTTCGACAAGGATGTGTTGTTTGATGATACATATTATAATGAATTTATTGGTTGTAAAATCCATTCGAAGCATCTAAAATGATAAATAACTCTATACATTCAATTTGAGGTCTGACAGTGTTACGGTTTGAACAATTTCTAAACGAGGGTGTCGATGATCCCGCAATCTTCAAGGCAGTATTCCTTGCAGGTGGGCCTGGGTCTGGTAAGTCTTTCATCGTAGGTAGAACTGGTCTCCCAGCATTGGGTTATCGAGTAATCAACTCTGACGACGCATTTGAAGCAGGTCTTAGAAAAGCAAAAATGGATATGACCCCCGATAACATCTTCTCTCCGCAGGGTCAAGAGATTCGCGGCCGTGCCAAAAGAATTACCAGCCTAAAAAATCTTCGTTCTATGTGGGGTCGTCTTGGTCTTGTCATCGACGGTACTGGTAAGGACACCGACAAAGTCGCATCGAAGGTGAATTCACTCAAAGCATTAGGTTATGATTGTGCAATGATTTTTGTCAACACTGATCTTGATACCGCATTGAAACGTAATCGTATGAGAGCACGTACACTCCCCGACGCAGAAGTAGAAAAGTATTGGAAAGAAGTTCAACGCAACATCGGTAAGTTCCAACAGATGTTCGGTAAGGAAAACTTCATTGTCGCTGATAACAGTGAAGGCAAAGACTATAAGCAAGAAACTCTTCGTGCATACAAAGACATTCGTAAGTTTACTGAGAAACCACCAAAGTCGGAAAAGGCAAAGAAGTGGATCGAAAAGATGCGTGACATCAAAAAGTCTGGTGGCCAGACTGATAAACGTAAGAGTAAGATGAAGAGATTTTCAAAGTACAGACCAAAGTACAAATAATACTTGACACTGTGACTAGATAACTGTATAATGAGCTACAACGCGACAAAGGGAATTAATTATGGCGTTATCAAACAACCTAGCAGTATTTGAGATTTTAGAATTAGCATCTAAGAAGCGTGCTAAGAATGATAAAATCCAAGAATTGAGGAAACACGAAAACAATATGGCTTTGAGAGATGTTCTACAAGGCACATTTGATTCTAGAATTCAGTGGAACCTACCCACTGGGCCAGTACCCTATACACCCTCATCCGCAGAAACTCCCCCGAGCACCCTATCGAAATCGCACATGCAATTCAAATACTTTGTAAAAGGATTGCGTGATAGCGAGAAACTTCTGGGTGTCAAACGAGAAAGAATGTTTATTGACATGCTTGAGTCAATACATCCTCGCGATGCCGAGGTAGTCGTTGCTATGATAAACAAAAAACCGCCCATGAAGGGCATAACAGCAAAACTGGTAAAGGAGGCATTTCCAGATTTAATCGTTGAATAATATCCCATGTAAAACAATAAGGAGAGTATATGGCAGAAAGCCAGTTAGAAAGACTTAGAAAAGACTCGCGAGAGTTGGGACATTACATTCATAAATTACAAAAAAGGGGGAAGGTAGATATTGCATATAAAGTCGCAAAACGTCAATCGTTTTTAGACACCGCAATATCACAAGCCGAAACTCGACTAAGGGGGTGATCCTTTATCTGGAACTGGCCCTCTAGATTGAGGGCCTTTTTCATTTACTGGAACTACATTTATGCCTACATACGATTTAAGAAACAAATCAACTGGAGAGGTCAAAGAAATGATTCTCTCTATCTCAAAGAAAGAAGAAATGGTGGAATCGGGAGAATGGGAACAAGTGCATCTTGGTGTTGCAGAACTTGTTACTCATACCGGTTCTGTACTGGGTAAAACATCTGGTGATTGGAAAAACAAACTCGACCAAATCAAGAAACAAGCTGGTGGTAACTCTGGTCTTTCCGCTGAAAAGAAAAAGAAGTGGGGATTCGTAGACAATACGATTCATAATTGATGAAGACCAAACAACAACATTCCGAATCGATGAACATTCGCATCGAAGATCTTCGCACAATTGAACCGGTAACCGGCGCACAGAAATATGCATGGCAGTCATGGCGCGAGGGAGACAACCTCGCCATGGTCGGTACTGCGGGTACCGGAAAAACTTTCCTTGCCATGTATCTCGCACTCGAAGAAATCATGGATAAAAGTACGCCTTATGATTCTCTTCGTATCATTCGCAGTGCAGTACCTACAAGAGAGGTTGGATTTCTGCCCGGCACCATCGACGAAAAACTCGATGCATTTACAGGGCCTTATCGCGCTGCAACCTCAGATTTATTTGAGGATGAACGTGCGTATGAAAAACTGGTTCATAATAAATACATACAGTTTGAATCTACCTCATATATACGAGGTGTGACATTCGATAATAGCATTGTTCTGGTTGATGAGATGCAGAATCTCAACTTCCACGAACTGGACTCTGTGATTACACGTATCGGACATTGTTCTAAAATCATTTTCTGTGGTGATGGAAGACAATCTGATTTTAAACAACAGTCTGATAAGAATGGAATCAATACCTTCTTGGAAGTGCTTGAACAACTGAAACACTTTACAGTCGTCGAGTTCTCGTGGGAGGATATCGTCCGCAGTGGTCTTGTAAGAGACTACATAATGACAAAGGAGTGGATGGGACTATGAGTGACCTATTCGATTTTGGTTTTACTGCCGTCACCGAAGACGAACTCGAAGTAGTACAGTCTACGACCAAAGCAGTAGAGACAACAACAGACACACTAGATAAGTTGTACAACGCAATTGTTCCGTTGCTCAACAATCTAAAACTTAATCCGGAAAAGGACTACATCTATTGGCCCAACCGGTTAGACAAGGTAGAAGCATTTGAAGATCTTCTACAGAAAATTTATAGGGGAGAGTCATGAATCGTGACGCAGTATTTGAACAGTTAAAGATCGACGAAGGAGTCGAACATGAAATTTATTTGGATCATCTGGGGTATCCTACGTTCGGAGTCGGTCATCTCGTGCTTGAGTCAGATCCAGAACACGGAATGCCCGCCGGTACCGTCGTCTCAGACGAGCGCGTTGCAGAGTGCTTTGACAGAGATCTCGATCTGGCTATAAGTGAGTGCGTTGCGCTTTACGGTGCAGACATCTGGGAAGGATTTCCTGGCGAGGTACAAGAGATTCTTGTGAACATGATGTTTAACATGGGTCGTACCCGTCTGAGTAAGTTCAAAAAATTCAATGCCGCATTAGTAGACGGCGATTGGAGTGAAGCGGCTGTTGAAGGTCGCGACAGTTTATGGTATCGTCAAGTGACGAACCGTGCAGAACGTTTAATGGAGAGAATGGAGAAAGTTTGAATCATGGCGAAGTACAGCCGTTTTGATCCTCGTAATCGAAAGAAAAACCGACACAAAAATCAATATCTAGGTCGAACACAAAAACCAGTTCGTAGAGAATTGACTCAGGACGATCAAGACTTACAACAGTATTACGAGTCGTTTAGAGCAACAAAATAAATGAACAATTGGTTCCGCGAACCAATCTCAGGGCAACCTATTTACGTTAATGAAGATTATGAAATAGATTGGCGCGGGACGATTGGAGTTGGTGATATCTTATATGGTTTAAATGCTGCACACCAGTTGTCGCATTTGTTTAAGCATCCTATTAAGATGAACGTATTCTGGACTCATGGTGAGGACTACAACTACCACTATGAAGATCCAGAGACGATCATTGAACGCAGTGATTATCTCCACCGCCACTATCATCGATGTGACGATGTAACTGTAAATCACATCTTTAATTCCACCGACAAAGACATCGAAAAGAAACGATGGCGAGGATTTGGTCACATTCGCGATCCTCAAAGAGTCTTGTCTTTTCATCACTGGATGTTTCGAAAAGAATTGTGGCATGAAGGAATACCCAAAAAGGTTGTATTCTGGAGACCCACTTTCAATCGTGAGATACCTGCCGGTGGCAAACAATGGAAGATGACTTTTTCTGTCAAGGAATGGGAACGCATCATTCACTTCCTTGAACTCAAGGGTTACAATCTAGTAGAACTTGGTTATCGAACGCCTGTCAACGAAGCGTTGTATCATATTCGTACTGCAAGTTTCTGTGTGTTCTATGACGGAATGTGGCAATACCTTGCAAGAAATCTTTGCAAACCAGTGATCACATTAGGCGGCAGTTCAATATGCATGACTCACAGTCCACAGGGAGTCTGGTTCAAGAAACCACATGATCCAAACAATGACTTCTGGGACTACCTATATAAATTACCAACAAACGAAGATCACCTGAGAAGTCGGGCAGATCGTTACAAAAACAAATTATGGGAATCGTTAAATGTTTCAGATTGACCGTGCAGTGATTGAAGTCAATGGAGGTTGCAACTATTCGTGTTCTATGTGTCCGCAGGATATGCGTACCGGTGGACGGCACAAAGGTTTTCTCAAGAAGATGTCGTTGCAAGAGTTCGAAGATAACGTTGCGGACTGTGCACAACATGGATTGAGAGTCGTTAACCTTGACGGATCTGGAGAGGCAACACTGAATCGTGACTTGCCCAAGTACATTGAGATTTGTAAAAAGTATAACGCAAAGGCATTTATCTTTTCGAACGGTCACAACATGGAAGGTCAGTTCATGATGGACTGTGTCGATGCGGGTCTGGACTTCTATCGATTCTCTTGGATAGGATCAAACCCTGAGAAGTACAATGAGTGGATGTACAATCGTATCGGGGGTGACTACGGTTCTACATGGGACAAAGTGCGTGCCATGAAAGAGTACGTCGATCTTGTTGAGTCAGACTGTGTCGTCGCCACATATCATCTCATGACCGAAACTGATCCAGAGAAACGAGAGAAAGAATTACAAGCATATCAGAACATTGTCAACACACTAGGTGTCAAGACAGAGATATGGACGATGCACAATTGGTCGGGTGTATACAAACCCGTCGAAGATAGAAAAGGAGCAAAGAAAACCTGTGGAAGACCTTTCAGTCCAGATCTTGTTATTCGCGCTGGTGGTCTTGATGGCAAGCGTGGTGCTGTTCATCCCTGTTGTCAAGTACTTGGAAGAGATGAGGAAGGAATCCTCGGCTACACTAGCGAAAACACCGTGGAAGAAATCTGGTTCGGTGAAGAATACGAGAAACTCCGACAACAACACAGAGATGGAGATTATCCGTCATTCTGCCGCAATTGTGACTTCCTTGTCGATGATCCAGAGGTTCTAGTCTGGACGAATCACGAACGTGATCTACACAAGATGCACGGCACAGAATTCGATCTGGAAGACTACAGATGAAACCCGAAGTATGGATGATACAGATTCCGGACAATCCGATATCAATGTATTATCGTGGTCGTGTCGAAGAGTCTTGGAAAGACTATAATCTCAAATTTTTCAATGCTATCACTCCAGAAAATAATACCAAGGATTACTTGAACTTTGGAAAGAAACGTGATAAGATAGAGTTTACACCGACTGAAAAAGCAGTTTGGTATAGTCACGTTGAGTTATGGGCAAAGGCAAGAACCAAACCTATTCTAATTATAGAACATGACGCAATGTTATATGAACCAATACCAGATGGCATATGGGAATCTGACATGGCATGTATTGGACACTGTTACAGAGACGGTGAAAGAAAGACTTTGGCAGGTCTATCTTATTATCTTACTCCGAAGGTTGCACGATATATGGTCGCGGGTGTTAAACAAACAAAGAACATTACGTGGAACTCTGACGCCACCATATATAGAACGTGCAAACAAAGAGGCATCTTTAGTCGCGATTTGGTAGGACAAATCAAAAACGACACTATCGGAACAACAATTGAGCATCTATATCAATGAAAAGATTAATTTATCAGGTTTGTCTTGGTGAAGCAAAGGACTCCAAACTGTATAAACATTGTATAAACAGTGTTACGGAGTATTGCAAAAGACATAACATCAACCACGTAGTTCAACGACAACCTCTTCTGCGGGTCAATCCCGATCCTTTCATGTCGAATCGCAGTGATGCATCGTGGAGAAAACATGGCGGGTTTCTCCCTATCTATGAGAAAGAAAATGCATTCGACCTTTTAGATGACTACGATCAGATTGCCATAATCGATGCAGATATCTTTATTCGTGAGGACGCACCGAATATCTTCGAAGACTTTGGTGATACTCATGCATTTGGTGCAGTGTGTGAACGTGAGATGCCTATTACCGAAGCATACAAAGGTAAGATTACCAATTACTCTATGATGCAGTATGGTCAACTACAGTCCAACCGTACAGACTTCAAACCCAACAATCTTGGATTCGAATTCTTTAACATGGGATTGATACTTCTCAATAGTAAAAGATTCAAGGAGTATTTAAGAGGACAGACTGCTGAACAGTTCATTCGACGTGGGGAATTCATGGATTTTGTAAATGGGAAAGGCCCGTGGAAATGGAGTACTGATCAGACTCTCTTAAATTTCTTTTTGAAAAAGTATAAGGTTCCCACTAAACACCTTGATTGGAAATGGAACGGATTGTATACTGCCAACACAAAAATAGAAGAGTGTCATTTTGTGCATTTCTTCTTAAAAGATTTATTACCTTCTCGTGGTGAAAACGTCGAGGAGTTGATGAAACTAATATGAATTACGAAGAAAAAACACAAAGGTATGCTACGTGGGGAGACAAGTATCTTCAACACACCGATGTCTTGTATTCCATACAGTATGAGGACACGTTTAAACCTATAAACGTTCAATTGTGTTTGTGTGAAGTTTGTGATAGCGACTGTCCGTTCTGTTCTGTTGCTGCACGACCACTCAAGAGTTATATCCCTTGGGAAAAACTCAAGAAGATGTTGGTTGACTTTCGTGAGTTGGGTGCAAAGGCGTTAGAGATTACGGGTGGAGGTAATCCGTTATTGTACCGCGATCGTGAAGCAAAAAAAGACATCAACGATGTGATCATGTTTGCCTCTGCATTGGGTTACGACATCGGCATCATCACTAACACAGAGAAACTTGAACGACACCTTTTGCCTATAGTGTATCCTCGCATTAACTGGATTCGTGTGTCTCTGATTAAACTGGATGAGGGTAAGACTCCGCAAGATTACGACTTTGGATCATTCCCCCGCGAGAGACTCGCTCTTAGTTACATCATCTACGATGGCACCGGTGATGCACCGGACGAACTGTCTCGCACTAATAAAATCTATGAAGGTACAACACCCGAATCGATTGAGAAGATTGCGGAGTTAATCAAACTCAACCCTGAACTCAAGTTCTGTCGTATTGGTGGCAATGCATTGGTAGAAAACTATCAGATTGAAGTTCAGAAGAGGTGGCGCGAAACAATTCAACGTCTCGACGCATTCGACAAGTTTTTTATAAAGGACGTATGGGACAACTGCAAACCTTATGACGAAGGGTGTTATGTTGGGTTGACACGTCCATACATTGCGCCACATCCAGATGGTGGTGATTATCAGGTCTATGTCTGCACAAGTCATGTACTGGAGAAAAGAACCTATGACATGGATTTTTCTCTTGGAAGTATTGACAATGTGAAAAAGATATGGGATAATGCTAATCTAAACTATGCCAAAACTGGCGTACCTTATGAGATTCGTGGTGCGGGAGATGGTGGTTGGAAAGATGCCTGTCCAAGTTGTTTCTATTTCAACAACAACAAACTCCTACACACGGTCGCCCAACAAATGGATATTGATGACCGGAACTTTGCATGACAGAATATGATGAGAGTTACTACACGACAGGTAATTACGAAGACTACTTAGACCGCAGACCGGAGTTCGATGAACTCGCTTCAGAGTTGTACAGTCTGTTAACAAGTCTAGACCACATGGATGGCCCTATTCTCGACTTTGGATGTGCGGTCGGTATGCTCCTTGATGCATTCCGTGATCTAGGTATCGATGGTGAGGGTGTGGAGATCTCTGAGTGGGCCCGACAAGAGGCACAAGACAGGGGTCATACCGTACATGAAGAGTTACCAGATAGTCACTACTACCCTGTCACGTTCGCACTTGATGTACTGGAACACATGGAAGAGGATCAACTTGAAGAGTTTCTCTACAGTCTAAACACCAAGGTTCTGGTATTTCGTGTTCCCACTGTGGTCGATGGTGATGACTACCATATTGAACAGGCACGACTTGATCCAACCCACAAGATTCGTTGGACAGAAGAAGAGTGGAATTACGAGATTGAACAACACTGTTATTTTGTTTTACCGTTGATGTTGCCTAATATCTACTGTGCAGACGGAGCATATTGCGGTCTCGCATTTAAGTTATGATACATCCTAGTGCAATTATAGAATGTGAGGTTTTTGAGTTAGGGGAAAACTGTTACATCGGCCCCAACTGCAAGATCACCTGTAAAGAATTTAGGGCAGGAGATTATCTCTGGATGCCCGCAGACGTGGAGATAGGACGTGGAGGTTGCAATGGCCCTGACAGTATTGTGCACATTGGCAATTCTGTGGGCATCTTTGAAGGGACTGTCATTAATCCTTCAAGTAGGGTCACGATTGGTGATTGTGTTGGTATCGGTGCTGATTGTCTGTTATGGACTCATGGCGCTTGGTGTAATCCTCTCGATGGTTTTCCCTTCAGTTTTGCCCCTGTTACCATAGGGAGTAACGTCTGGTTACCCGCAAGATCCATCATGTTGCCTGGCACCAATGTCGGTGACAACTGTGTGATTGGTACAGGATCAGTTATCACCAAAGATATTCCGTCTGGATCACTCGCAATGGGTTCTCCATGTAAGGTAGTCAAAGAAAACGAATATCCCAAGAATCTAACCATCGAGGAAAAGAAAAGAATACTTCAGGACATTGCCAACCGATGGAAAGAACAATTGCCCCACAAAGGGGTGTCTGCAAATGTTTGGGTTGGTGAGGGCACTGTTGTGGTGAATGGTAAGACAACGTTTGACTGCTTGAACTACGAGATCAGTGGAGATCAAAACGAACTTACCGAAGATCTACGAGACTTTCTACGTCGACACGGCATACGCATATATAACGGACAACCATTTAAATCATTGAAACCAAATTATGAATCTAGTATTGAGTCCCCACCCCGATGATGCAGAATACTCTGTCTCAGGCACAATTCTAAAGAGTAACGATTACTGGAAGGTGGTTACTCTGTCGTCTGGTGGAGATAACGACGATACAACTAGTCATTCGCGATTAGACGAAAGTGAAGAGTTCTGGTCTGACATGGGCAATGTCTGCCACATTGGCATGAACTCTAAAACAATTGATCAATACCGTGACTATGAGTTGGTCGCAATCATTGACGATCTATTGGACAATGTTGACACAATCTATGTGCCACCACTTGAAGACAATCATTTCGAACATCGTCGAATCAGTGAAGCGGCACGTGCCGCAACACGGGGTAAACCAATAACCCTCATTGAATACTACACCCCGTCTACACGGTCGACATGGGTGCCTAATCTATTTGTCGATATCGATGAGTACATGTATGAGAAGGATTATAACCTTCATTTGTACTTCAGGTCACAGAACGATCGGTTCTATTTTCGTGAAGAGAATATCGAGATCTTTCATGAAGATTACTTCTGCCGTTTGCGTGGACTAGATAAGGTCGAGAAATTTAGAGTGGAGTATCAATTCAAGTGAAAATCATTTGTCATCGTGGCAATCTAAACGGCCCGAATCCCATGACCGAAAACCATCCGATGCAGATCGATAAGTGCATCGAGAAGGGGTATGACGTAGAGATAGATTTGTGGGCTGGTGATGGTCTGTGGTTAGGACACGACGGCCCGGAGTATCCTATAACCAAGGAGTGGTTGACCTTTCGCCAACGCAATTTGTGGGTTCATTGTAAAAACATCGAGGCGGTGATGTTTCTACGTGAACGTGCACCACACATACACTGGTTCTGGCATCAAGAGGATGACTACACGTTGACATCACATGGTTGGGTTTGGGCATACCCAAACAAACCGGTACCCGAATCATCGTCTCGTTCGGTGTGTGTTATGCCTGAGATATATAACTCTGACGCGAGTAACTTCCAAGCAGTATGTACAGATTATCCAGAGAGATATAATGATTAAACTCATTCTATTTGATCTTGATGGGGTTCTGGTCGACGCGAAAGATATTCATTATCAAGCACTCAACCGTGCGCTGGGCAAACACTTTGCAATAACACCAGAACAACATCGAAATCTGTATGATGGTCGTAAAACTCGTGAGAAACTACAGATGTTGACCGCAGACAAGGGTCTTCCCGTAGAACTACACGATGAGATCTTTGATAAGAAACAATCCATCACCGTACAAATGATGCACGAACTGCCTCTCAACACAAACGCATTGGAGTTATTTGAGGAACTAGAGAATCAGGGGTACATGATCGGAGTTTGTTCGAACAGTATACGACGTACTGTTTTAACTGCACTGGCAAAATCTGGACTCATTGAATACTGTTCTGTTATTCTTTCTAACGAAGATGTCAAAAACTCCAAACCACATCCAGAGATTTACTGGAAGGCAATGTCAATGATGGGATGTCTACCAGACGAAACCATCATCATCGAAGACTCACCCCCCGGCCTACTCGCTGCAGAACGTTCACGAGCATCCTATATACGAGTGCAGAGTCCAAGTGAAGTGACTAAAGAAACGATCATGCCTAAACTGGAGACAACAAAAATAATGAACAAGTGGAAAGACGACAAACTCAATGTATTAATTCCGATGGCAGGTGCGGGATCACGATTCGCACAGGCAGGATACACATTCCCCAAACCGTTGATCGATGTAAACGGTAAACCCATGATTCAGGTTGTGGTAGAAAACATAGGTCTTGATGCCAACTTTATCTTTGTGGTACAAAAGGAACATCGTGAACGTTTCAAACTAGACAACATGTTACCTCTCATTGCACCCAATTGCAGGATCGTAGAAGTTGATGGAATAACCGAAGGTGCAGCTTGTACTGCGCTTCTCGCAAAAGAATACATCGATAACGACGCACCATTGTTCTTTGCAAACTCCGATCAGTATGTCGAGTGGGAACCTGTGCAGTTCATGTATGATATGCAAGAGACACAGGCGGATGGTGGTATCGTTACATTTAAGGCGACACATCCCAAGTGGTCATTTGCAAAGATTGATGAGAACGGATTGGTGACCGAAGTCGCAGAGAAGAATCCTATCAGTGACAATGCAACTGTGGGATATTACTACTGGAAGAAAGGCAGTGACTTTGTTAAGTATGCAGAACAGATGATTGATCGAGATATTCGAGTCAATGGGGAGTTCTATGTGTGTCCCGTGTTTAATCAGGCAATCGAAGACTGTAAAGAGATTCGAGTGCATGAAGCGTCTGCGATGTGGGGTCTAGGAACACCCGAAGATCTAGAATACTATATCAAGGAAAGAAAATGATATGTCATTGCACTTATTGCCGTGCAATGGGAAGTCAACCTTGGTTGTGGAAACTAGGAGATAACTATTGGTTCGAGATTCCCAAGAATGCTTCATATGCAATTAAAACGAAGTATAATCTTCAAAAAAACTATGTTCAGGGTATAAAACCGGTCTCTTCGTTCGATCCAAATATAGAGAAAGTGTATTACGTATGGAGAGATCCCGTCGAACGATTCTCTTCTCTGTTCGCACATTATTTTGTGAGAGGAAATACTCGAACACGCCACGCAACTTCATTTCTTCAACGACTAAATTATGATACAAATAAACTGAGTCTTGAAGAGAAGTTAGAAATTTGCATATCCAATATAGACAAATTTACTAGCAAAGAAGAAAGACATCATTGGTTCCCTCAACACACATTTTTAGATTTTCGATATAACCTACACAAACTGACTATGGAAAATCTAAATGAGTCCCCGTTTGGGCCCTTAGAGATAGAGAATGCGACTAAACGACGCAATATTGTGTTGCCTGCATTAGAAAAATACGTTGATGAAATAAAGATGATATATGCAGAAGACTATAACCTATGATTAAGATATTCATACTGACATATAAAGCACCCGAAGAACTTAATGCCAACCTCAGTTCTCTTTTCGAAACAAATGGTGATTATGAAGTACATATCATTAACAACCATTCTAAAGTGTTTGATGTAAACGAAGAGTTTCGTGACAAGGTTACGGTGCACCATCAAACCACACGGTTGAATGACGGAACAGGACACCCCGCAAGGGATTGGAATCAGGCATTGATATTGGGATTCAAAGATTTGATGAACCCCGAATGTGAACAGGTCATTCTGTGTCAAGACGATGTGATATGGTATGATAACTGGATCGAGGCTCTTGATAGAATTCATATCAAGTATACATTCTATACGTGTGGATGGGGTGATTGCTTTATGAGTTTCAAACCCGAAGCGGTAAGGAATATCGGTTTATTTGATGAACGATTCTCGATTGTGGGTTATCAAGACGGTGACTATTTTCTACGTGCATTTCTCTACAATAAAGAGAACAGTTCAATCAACGATTCTTGGCATAAACGAGTCTTAAACCCAACCGTTCCTGTTGCAGAGAGGTACACCAATATACCAGCGTCACGTTCATCTGCCTATCAGAAAACTTTAGGAAAGGCATTATGGAAACATAAGTGGGGTAACCAAGATGAACGATGGACGGGTAAGATCAAAGTCACCGAACCTTTGTGTGATTCCTATATAACATATCCTTACTTTGAAAAAGACATAAAGACTCTCAGAGAACAAAGATTCATATACGATGAATTTGATGAGAATATGAGACCAGAATTAACGGAGTTTCGAAAATGAAATTATACAAGTATGAATCTTACCAAGAATACGTCGACGCACAGATTGCTGCAAACGTAAGGAAGATTAACAATGTATGGGTCAGACCATCGACAATCACGAAGATTAAAGCCGCCGCAGGGGGCAACATTCAGACCATAATGTGTCATGGAACTCGAAACGCGACAGAACAAAAATACTTTCGTGATGCGTATCCGTTTGCAATGATTGTTGGTACGGAAATATCACACACCGCAGACCAGTTTCCTATGACCGTTCAGTGGGATTTTCATGAAGAGAAAGAAGGGTGGATTAATCGATTTGATCTAATTTATTCCAACTCATTCGATCATAGTTATGATCCAGACAAATGTTTGACGACATGGGTAGGTCAACTGGCCTCCGGAGGAAAACTGTTTTTAGAACACGCACTCGCAGAGAGCGACAATCGTTCACGTGTGTCAGATCCGCTTGAAATCTCCATCGAAGAACTGGTAGAATTACTAGAGTCTAAAGGATTGCGTATCACTACCAGACTACAACAGAACGACTTTAAAAATCATCCGTCCGTAATACTTGTTTGTGAGAAACTATGAAAGAAGGCGTTACACTTGTTATCACGTCTATGGATAGAATGGACTTGTTGGAAAAGACCGTCGAGTCTTTCTTTCGGAAAAATACGTATCCGATTGCCAAGACACTGATTATCGAAGACAGTGGCAAAGAACTGGATTTCTCTAATGTAGAACGACACATTGTTGGTGACTACGAAATCATTCAGAACGAAACCAATCTTGGTCAGTTTGCATCACTGGACAAAGTCTATTCGAAAGTCGAGACTGAGTGGATTTTTCACTGTGAAGAAGATTGGGAGTTTATCGACAGTGGATTTATCGAAGACTCACTGGAGGTTTTTGAGTCTTATAAAGGCAAGTTGTTTACTGTGTGGGTATGTGCAAGTAAAATACACAAGAACCCAGGCCGAGTCCTAATAGGCGACCACGAAACAAAAAGTGGTAAGACGTTTCGAATACTGTCGCCTACCGATGCAATGGGAGGATATACCCTAAACCCCGGCTTGCGACGAACCGAAGATGTGATGAAACCTCATCCATATAGAGAATTGTCTATGAACGGTCAGAGTAATCGAGAGTGGGTTCTTGCCAGACTTTATATTCAGCAATGGGGTTATCGTGCCGCATGGATCGTCGATTCTCATTACTGTCAACACCTTGGTTATGGAAGACACATTCCTAGAGATTTGGCATTATGAAGGGACAGATTGTTTATGTCAAGGGACATAAAGATTCAGAGAAACAGGCACAGTTTTCTCTTGACTCTTTTCTGAAATATGGTTGGGATGTTGAGTTGGTAGAGGGCATTACACCAGATACCCTTGACGAATCTGAGTTTGATTATCCGAATCAAAAAGAGGGTAGACTAGATTCTTTTCAGAAAGAAAACTCTCCAGCGTACAAAATCAAGAAAAGTTGTTTATTCAATCACCTTCGATTTTTTCAGCGAGTAATCGAAGAGAACACGCCCATGGCATTTTTAGAACACGACACAGTGTGTCAGTCTGAGTGGACATCTCAAATCTTTGATGAACTTTTGATTTTAAATCTCGACCATGCATTTAAACCACCAACAACGTTTGGTAATAAGCCAGGATTTGCAGGATGGGAACCACCATACACCATGACACCGGTCAACGATCTGCCGTCTAATTATCCTTTAAAATATTATAAAAACAATCAGTATAAGGGTTGTAACATGATCGCGGGAACTGCTGCCTATATAATTTCTCCGAAGGGTGCAAAGAAATTGTTGAATGCGTTGAGTCAAGGATTAGACCAATCTGACTTCTTTATCAACGAAAAGAATGTTCGGTTGCAGTATCTTTCACCAAGTCCGGTAAGGTTTCAAAAAATTAATTTAAACACGTCGCATAAACTATGAAAGCATATATCATCACATTAACCGAAAAGAAAGAGTCAACTGACGCCACAGAGATTGCAATACAGTCCAGTACTGCTGTCGGAAATAATTTTGGTATCGAAATATTTGACGCAGTGACACCAGAACGTGCAGATCAAGAGATGGAGTTGTACGGATTGAAATGGAATTGGCCTTGGAAATGGCCGGAAAGGGACATACAATCTGGTCTAATGAAAACGCCCTATCTAACCGCATACCCTAAGAAAAGAATTGCCTGTTTTCTATCGCATTATCGATTGTGGAAACACTGTGTAGAACGAGATGAAGATCTTCTCATTCTCGAACATGATGCGTATTTTAAATCGAAAGTACCATTGCAGATTATAGAAGAAAGTAAGTACTCTGTTATTGGACTCAATGACCCTCGCAAGGCAACACGAAAATCTGAAATGTATCATGAAGAAGTCCAGAAACATACGGGGCCTATAACACCCTGTCCAAAGATTGATATGGAAGATATTGCACAAGGTCTTGCTGGAAACTCCGCATACTACATTAAACCCAAGGGCGCAATGAAACTAATTTCATTAGTTGCTGAGTTTGGTGCATGGCCTAACGATGCGATTATGTGTCGACAGATGATGCCGGGTCAATTGGGACAACTTCGCAAGTATTGCACCACAGTTCAACATATGGTATCGTCGACGAAGACATGAAAATTGCCGTGTGTTCGGGTGGTCAGTTACGTATGACTGACGACGTTTTGTTATTGACAGACAATCTATTAAAGGATGCTTTTCCTACTGCTGATTTCTTTTACCCTGTATGGAAAGAAGATTATGAGACTCGACATGTCACAGATTTGTTGAATGGTACAGTAGAGGTTATCGAGGAGTACGATATTCATTATCACCCATACGATGATAATCCAGATGTCAATGATACGTGGGATTATCAAAAAAAGATTAAGCATCCCAATCCAGATAGACACCTACACCAGACAAAACAGATACTCAATCACAATCATATGATGAGAAAACATTTGCAAGATTACGACGTGATAGTACGCACAAGATACGACTCACTGATCAGTCCCGTTCAGGGATTCACAAAGGGAATAGAACTGGCATTGGAAGGTAGTGTGGTCGCCTATCAGGCAGGTGACCCTGATCAATTTCTGCATTATCAAAAACTTCATCATGGGTCGGAATCTAAGATGATATCAGATGGAGGATTGATATTTCACTCTCCGAAGATTTGGGATTGCGACTTAGTAGATCGACTACATAAAGAAAAGAAACTACTTGCGGCAGAGTTTGGTTGGTATCAAGTGTTAATGAAAAACGCAAAGAGTTATGTTAGGTTCATTGGTGGTGCACATTTGACACGATGTGTGATTAAGAAATACAGGAAACAAATTGAAGAGATGTTGATATGAAATCATATGTTATCACAATAATGGATATGCCCGAATCCGTCGATGCTGCAAAGAGATGTATTGCATCGATGCCAGAATTCGATGTTCAGATGTTTCCTGCCATTACTCCAATCAATAATCGATTGACACCGGACAAACTTGCACGAGAGAAAGGAATCGATCTTACGTGGTTTCATCAATTGGACGGCGCTAAATATTCCCGTATGAATCGATGTGTTGCTGCATTTTTGTCTCACCATACCTTGTGGGAAATGTGTGTTCGTGACAATGAAGAATATCAGATTTTCGAACATGATGCGGTACGTGTTGGTAATTTACCTATGCACATCGAACACAAGGGTACGATTACGATAGGTGCGCCCAGTTATGGAAAGTTCGAAACCCCTCGTATGCTTGGTGTCAACCCTTTGACTCAGAAAGACTACTTTGGGGGCGCACACGCATATAGAATGAAACCTTCCGCGGCAGAAATCATTATTAATCAAGCGAAGTTATATGCTGCAGCAACTGATGTTTTCTTATCGAAACATTTCTTTCCGTGGTTAGAAGAATACTATCCGTGGCCCGTGATTGTAAAAGATACATTTTCTACCATACAAAATAATGGTGGTTGTCAGGCAAAACATGGTTACGATAAGGAAACCTATAAAATACTATGAGTGTTACCGTATGTTGTGTATTATGGGGAAATAAGTTCTCCGAAGATTATGTGCATAATCTCAAAGCGTCAGTGGCAAGAAATGCCACTGTGCCGCATGAGTTTGTGTGTTTGAGTGATCGTAAAATTGAGGGAGTAAAAACAAAACTACTCAAGCCCGGAATGTCTGGTTGGTGGAATAAACTTCAGTTGTTTGATGGTGAGATAAAAGGAAGAATTGTCTATCTGGATCTTGACACACTGATCACATCCAACATAGATTGGTTGATGAAGTACAGCGGCACATTTGCAGGCATCGAGGATTTGGGTGTTGCTAATCAACACCAACAACACTTAAAAGGTGTGTTACAGTCAGGCGTGATGGCGTGGAGAAGTGAGTCAATGGATTGGGTCTACGTAGAATTCTCATTCACTCGTGCCGCAGTGATGAAACAGTTTCGAGGTGATGGTGAATATCTGAACTCGATCATTAAGAGTAGAGACTTGTTACAACACTTATATCCAAATAAAATACAGTCATATAAGTATCAGGTGTATCCAGCAAAGACTGAAAACACGAGTATTATTTGTTTTCATGGTAGACCTAGTATTATAGAAGCGATGAATGAATCGGTGACTACTCCCATGAGAACGTATTGGCCGCAAGAATGGATTGGAGATTATTGGAATGCCAACTAAAGTTATTCATGTACTTGGTAATGGTGACAAGGCACATTATTACAAGGAAGAACCCCGAAAGGGAATGAAACTTCTGTGCAATATGCCACCGTTTGATGTGCCCACAAATGAAGTGTTCGCAACCTGTATGGTCGATTTCAAAATGATGATGGCGTTAACCGAAGGTTCGATTGGTCTTGATCAATACCAATGGGTGTTGGGAACACGACCACGTATCTGGATGTACGAACGATCTGCATTCTACATGAAGTATGCCGCAAACATTCGTGAGTTCTATACACATGTTCCCAAATATGCGGGTAACGCAACCAACTTCAACTGTGGTCACATGGCAGTTCACTATGCCGCCTCACGACACAAAGCAGATGAAGTTCACCTGTATGGTTTTGATACTATTTTTGATTTTAACATGAGAAGTTATACTGACGTGGTATTGTCGAGTGATCGTTCTACCAATAATAACTATCGTTTGTTGAACAACTGGAGACCGATCTGGCGAGACATCTTTCGCGAACATCCTAATACTAAGTTTGTTTTACACCATAATCACGATAGTTTAAAAATACCAAAACTTGACAACATAGAAGTAAAAGTGTATAGTGATAAAGGTAAAACAAAAGTACAGATGAAAGAAGACCCGTCTGATATTAGTGATGGGAGAGGTAGTGAGGTGCCAATCGACACGGCACCCCTGCCACCCAATCGTAAACAACGAAGGATTTTAGAGTCCCTAGCGAGAAGAGGTATAGATCGCAAAGGGCCGAGTGTATTGTAATGTTTGAACATATGGAGATTGATCTAGGTTATGAAGATCTAGAGGCAATCACAACAGAGAAAGGTCGCCGTTATGTAATGCCTAACGGTGGACATTACCCATCAATCACCACAGTTCTATCGATACTGAGTGAAGATGGTATCGCGGCATGGCGTAAGAGAGTTGGGAATGAAGAAGCAGACAAGATCTCATACAGAGCATCTCAACGAGGAACTGCTGTTCACGAAATCATTGAGAAGTATATCGACAACAAAGAAGATTATTATGACGGGTATATGCCTAATGTCATTAGTGATTTTCAGTCCATCAAACCAATATTGGATAAACGGATTGGTAAGGTGTACGCACAAGAAGTCCCTTTATACTCTGATTATCTAGGTGTCGCTGGTCGCGTAGACTGCATTGCAGAGTTCGACGGTAAACTATCTGTCATTGATTTTAAGACAAGTCGCCGGTTTAAGAGTGCAGACAAAATAAATAACTATTTCCAACAGGAGGCGTTTTATGCAATTGCTTGGGAGGAACGAACCGGAATCCCAATTACACAACTGGTCACACTCATTGTGGTAGACGACGGATCGACACAAGTGTTTGTCGAACACCGTGATGATTGGGCTAATGAATTGCAGGAAACGATTGAAAAATACAATGAACGAAAATATCCGAAAGATTCATGATGAAGTAGAGAACATGCCGTTCTCACAAGCATTGTTCAAAGGTGAACTAACACATCATCAAATGGTCGCCTACATGAATAATCAGTACTTCATTTTTCAGGCGATGGAAGACTCTTTAAATCAACTTCCACATCCAGAACTATATCGATGTCTAAAAATAAAAGAGTGCCTTGCAGAATTAGGTGAAGAACTCGACGGTAAGTGGATGGCGAGAGCTACACAGGATTATATCAACTACATCATTGGTGCAGAAGACTATCGTGAGAAGTGGATGTCGCACGTTTACCTTAACTACATGGCGATGTTATTTGGTGGGTCGATCATTTCAGAAAAGAATCCAGAGATGACATGGATGTGGTTCTTCGAGGATCGCCAAGACTGTATCAAGGCAATTCGAGAAGAAGAGATTGATTTCGATCAAGTGCATGAAGGATTTAAGTATCACCGCAGGTTGTTGGAGGAATTAAATAATGTGGGATGACTTCATTGAGTTGAAGAAAGAATTAACCGGCATATTCACATTCTATTGTGAAGGTGGTCGTCCCGATCATTATGAAGAATACAACCACTATAACTGGTATTGGAAGAGCAAGAAACTAGAACTTGGTCATATCAGTGTGGTCGATAAAAGAGAATCTCATGGTATCTGGATGATGCACGTCAACGCATATGCAAAGACACATTATCCGATGCCCATCTATGGTTTCGATGTTGTGTGTGGTAAGAAAAAGGTCACAGGTTGTTTTCATGATCTGTCACCCACTGGATACAACGATGCCGAGATGGTACGCAAAGAGGTAAAACGTGAAAGAGAATTGCCTGATTGGGCGAAAGAAATCTTCTCACCAAACATGCTTGCTGCAGGAAACATCACTGAAAAAGATGAGATCCTTGAGTATGCGACAATGGGTATTGATAACCTTGAATGGTGGTTCAGTACAGTCGAACGTTCAAAACCCATGATTCCCCAAGTGCCCTTCATGGCGGCACGATCAAAATACTGCCACAACCAGTTGCAGAATCCTCACAGTTTTAATGTGATGAAGAGTCTGGGGTTTCCCGAAGACTATCTGACTGAGTTCAAAACTTCTAAGCAGTTTCCTTTTTAGAACAAAATAATCTAAAAAAACTTCAATTTGTGACAAATTACCTATTGACGGGAGTGTCAATTCGTGAGATAATTACTACGTAATTTGAGATGAGGAATTGAGACATGGCACGAATTATCTACCAAACTGAGTACGAAATCGCAGAGATGCAGACTGCGGGTATTGACTTCAACCAAGCCCTTCGAATCATC